GGCCGTGGTAAGCTGGGATGCAACTTTCAGCACAGGTCATGGATCTTGACAAAACGCTTGAGGAGAGGGGAAATCGCTATGGCAGCTTCATGGAGCACGCTCGCTTGACGCAAAAGCTGAAAAAGCTGATCTTCGAGAGCATGTCACCACAAAAGCTCGAAAGCCTGGAGCCCGATCAACTGGAGAGCCTCGACATGATCTGCCATAAGCTCGGCCGCATCGGTGCCGGCGACCCGCATTATTTCGACAGTTGGCTCGACATCGCCGGCTACGCCAAGCTCGTCGCCGATCGCCTGGCTGTTGGCAAGACGGCACGATGAAGAAGACCTCCACAACCGCTGTGACGTGTCGCTGCGGCGTCACTGACTCTCGCGTGGTGCAGACCTCTCGGCTCGATGACGGGACATGGGTGCGCAGGCGGCGCTGCGAGGGCTGCGGCAGGGCGATCTACACCAGTCAACCACCGGAATCCCCGGTTGAAAGCTGGCGGATCATGTGGGCTGCGAAGGAATCGCGCAACGCACCCGGCGGCAAGGTCACCGGGTTGCGTGACGCAGCTGAAAACACCGAAAAATTGGAAAATATAGCAAATTAGTAGATAATGTGGTCGGCGCGAGAGCCGTTTAGGCCCTTTGTCAGGTTGAACTTACCAAGCACGAGATACCCGAAGGCGTCGAACGCATGATCGACGCCTAGCTTCTTGTTTGGCATCCTTGTGCCTTCCGCATATCCAAGTGTTCTGAAGGACTTGATAAGCTCTCGGCAGCTTGGGTGAATCTTTGTATGTACTTCCCCGTCGGCTGTGCGCAGTGCTGCGTTCACGGCGCGGATCTTGTCGGCAGTAGTATAGGGTGATTCGGGAGCGTACACCTCGATTCCAGCCTTGCGCAGGATCTGCAGATCACTCACCCCTACGCCGGATGTCTGTTTGCGCTTGCCGGTGGGGTCGGGGCAGGCGATGATACGCCGCTTCAGGCCGTACACGTCGATAAGTTGATCGGCAAGATCCCATGTCGTCGCACCTTTGAGGTTCATTTCTGCAAAAATGCGCAATTCCTTGGGCTTCCCTCCTTCTCTGACGATATTTGCGCAAATTGCGGTCAAGGGGTCGTTGTTGAAGTCGATCCCGACGTAAAGTGGCAGTTCGGTGTCGTCTTCGACGGTCGAATCAACGTTAAGCATGGAGAAACACGAGACAACAAGTCCCGTATTTGACAGGATCTTGGCTTCGTACTCGCGCTCAAACACGTCTGGGGCGAGTGTTCTGCGTGCTTCCTCGATCTCGTGCAATGGGATGTTCCCACCCTGCAACGATGTGTACTCATACAACGTCCATTGCTGCGGATCAAGGCGGTCAAGACCTGGATCGGCAAGGTCAGCATTCTTGAGCAGTAGGATCATTTCGTAGAACCATCCCGCAGTACCCTCAGGCGAGGGGGTCGTAGTAAACAGCGCCCAGCCGCCCCTGTCCGACAACGCCGGCCGAATGACAGAGCGCCATGTGTACTCCTCCTGGAACGCGCACTCATCGAGTACGACACCGTTCAATGCAGGGCCGCGCAACGCATCAGGGTCCTCTGAACCCTTCAGGTAAATCATGCTGCCGTTAATCAGGTCAATCCTTAGGTTTGACTCGTTCTTCTTCCGAATCCAGCGCTCAGGAATGATCTTCTTGTATGTATCCCAGGCGATGTCTTTCGCCATGCGGTACGTGGGGGCGACGTAGTAATAGACCCCTGGCACCTCAGCAGCCCCGCGCAGCAGCTCGACGCCCCCGAGCACCGTCTTCCCGCCCCGCCGGCCAGCCAGGACCACGCGGAAGCGCCGGCGATCGTTGAAGATCATCCCCTGGGACGGCCTGAGGGAGATCTGATTCCTGCCGGCAACGATGTCGCCGCTGCGGCGCAATTCAGTCTGGACAGGCATAAGGGGTAGGCGGTGAGCCGACTGTAGCGTGTACTTGTTGACTCAGATGAGCTAAGCTGCCGGCAAACGCGGCGCGTCAATGAGCAGCACCCGAGTAAGGCTCACCCCACGGAACTACAATGATAAGGCGTCTCCATTTTTCATGGATGCGACTGTCATTCGGATGCGCGAGAAGTGGGAGATTATTCGCGCTGTCACGAGCGGGACGGAGTATCTGCATCGCAACGCAGATACATACCTCCCGAGAGAGCCTCGTGAGGGAAAGACGAAAACTGCTGAAGGCAGGGACTATGACCCCTGGCAAAAGCGCGTGAACCTAAGTGTTCTCGCCCCGTTTGTGAAGCGTTTGATCCATAACGCTGCGGGCATGGTGCTGCGGCGCAAGATCAAGCTCGAAGGTGGTGATCCGTGGTGGGAGGACGAGTTCAGGAAGGATGTGGACGGTGATGGCACATCGCTCGATCAATTCGCATTGAACAGGCTTGAAGTCGCGCTTGCTTATGGCATGTCAACGCTTATCGTTGACGCAGAACGGCGTCAAGCGGTTAGCGGTGCTGACGAGCTGCTGCCTTTGCGTCCCTTCTTCGTGCCGGTCGATCCCTGGCAGTACCTCGGGCACCGGCGGGAAGATGACAAGCCTGGCGCCAAGCTGACGATGCTGCGCTACGAAGAGGAGCGCAGAGTCGACGCTGGTGAGTACGGTGAGGAGTACACGGCCGCCGCTCGTGTCATCATCCCTGGCGCCTACGAATTGTTCGAGGGAGACAAGAGGTTCGCTGTTGAAATGGGAGTGTTTGATCTTAACTACATCCCCGTCGTTGACATCTACGCGCAACGCGAAGGCTTTAGGTGCGCAACTCCACCTCTCGCTGATGTCGCACACCTAAACATCGCTCACTACCGCCGGCTCGCGGACATGCTGCACTCGCTGCACATCGCGGCGATCGGACTGCTTGTGCTCGAAGAGTACGATGGCGCGGAGGCTGGAACGGGAACGAACTATGCGATCAAAATGAATCAAGGCACAAAGGCGTACTGGGTGGCGTGCGATGCGGGATCATTTGCCGCGCAGGCGGAATTGCTTGATCGCCTTGAAAACGAAATCTCGCACCTTGGCGTTACGAAGCTGCTTGGGCAGAAGTTTGTAGCGGAATCTGCTGATGCAAAGCGCATCGATCAACAGCAGGCGAACTGCGTGCTTGCTGTAACGGCGCAGGAGCTTGAGAATGCTCTTAACGAAGCCTTCCGTATGGCATCTGACTACAACGGCAAGGAGCCCCCCAGGGTTGTCATCGATCGTGACTTCGACTTCTATCGCCTGCTCGGTCAAGATGTGAGCGTACTGTCTGAGCTTGAGGAGAAGGGGCAACTCACCCCAGAAGCCTTTATGAAGATCCTCGCTCGTGGCGAGTGGCTTCCTGAGGAAATGGACATTCCTGCGCTGGTCGCAGAGGTGAAGGTACTCAAGGAGGAGGCCAAGCGCGAGGCGATGCAGCAACAGAAGCAGTTGCAGCAAGCGAAAGGAAGCCCCCCGGCCGCTTGACCGAGGGGCAATACGACAGCGATCAGAAGCCTTGCATACGCTGATGTGCTTTCGTTGCGCGAATCAACTCCGCATCGATCAAGGGTTCCCTTAGCACTTGCACGTCGCAATCGCCATCGGGATAGGCGGTCTTTTCCATCACCAGGCCGCCCATGTTGACGACCTCGACCTGAAGGCCAAGCTCATCAGCTGCCGGCTCGCTCTTGACATCCTTGTCGGCAAGTCGCTGCCGCAGGTCTTCAATCTCCTTGGCTTGCCGCTCGATCTCGGCGAGCATGTCATCTTGCTTGGCAGGCTCGACGACAGGTGCGGGCTTGGCGGGGGCGGGGGCCGCAGTTTTCGGCTTGGCGGTTTCCATGGTGCGCTGTGGTAGCTACGCGCTACACTGTAGCGCATCCACCCAGCAACACCATGTCGCTCACTCCTGAACAAATCGCCGATCTGCAAGCCAAGGCCGCAAGAGTTGAAGAGCTTGAGCAGCGCCTTAATGCCTTGGACGGCAAGAAGGGAGAGATTCTGGATGAGAAGAAAAAACTCCAGAATCGTATCGACGAACTGGAGAGAGCTGAGGCGGATCGTAAGCGAAAGGAATTGGAAGAGCAAGGTCAGCTGCAAGATCTGCTCAACGAAGCACGCGAGCAGATCACAACGCTACAAAAGCAACTTCAGGACAAGGATACCGAGATCACTGAGATCACCACCAAAAGACAGCGCGATAAGGCGCAGGCTGACTTCTTCGCTGCCGTAGGAGCAGAGGCCCAGGCACCCAAGCAGTTGTGGACGCAATTTAAGGAGACCGCTCAACTGCGCAACGACACTCTTGTTGTGACCTTCAAGGGCGCTGAGGTTCCTGTGAGCAAGCTGATGGGCGTCCTCCGCCAGGACCCTGAATGGGCCTACAACGTCAAGCCTGCCGGCGGGTCTGGCGGCATGAACCTGAGGAGCAACCCTGGCGTCTCCGCTGCCGGCAACGCCCACGAGGGCGACAACCCGTGGCTCACGGGCAACATCACGCAGCGCATCGCGCTGAAACTTGACAACCCCGAGCTTGCTGATAAGCTCAAAGCCGAAGCGGAAGCGATTCTCTCCGCGAAAGGCAAGGGGTGAGGCTGCGCTGGGCCCCAAGCGAAAGCACCGCTGCTGCGCGGCTGTGTTGTAGAACTCACAACCCTTTGCTTTCCCTCTAGTGGC